TTCTGGGGTCACAAACACCAACGGAGTTATCGGATTGGTGTTCAACTGGAAGCGAATGTTCTCCAGCCAATCGCTCGGAACAGCAAAATACGGCGTATCCAGAGTTGCATCAGCCCGTGTCACCATCTTGCGGTGGCGGATTTGACGGTTCATCTGCGCTTCAGCAAGGGCGATGAAGTTAGGAATAGCAGAAGTAAGGTCGGAACGGTTCAACCAGTCCGCTACTGCCGTTTTCAACTCTGAATAGGTCGTAATAGCCATTAAATCGTTCCCGGCCTTGTGCGGAATGCTCTGTTGTCAGGGTCATTCAGCCATTTAGCGAGTGCCTTCTGGTCATGCAGGATGCCTTGGCGCTCAAGCTCGTAATACACTGAAATGGGGATAGAGCCAACCTTCGTCCACTCACCCCAGCGTTCGGGGGCTTCGTTAAATTCTGCTTTGTTGGCTTCGATGATAGCCGTTACGTCCTGTTCCTTCTGGATGATCGCCTCATCTTTGTCAGCGTCATAATGGAACGAGGTTACGATGCCTGTTGTGGCGCTATCGTCTTCGATAATTCGTTTGGTCATTTTCCCTCCAAAGAGTTAGGGGAGAGGCCGAAACCCCTCCCCACACCCATCTTACGAAGTCGTAAGGTCGGCGACAATGCCGTGTGCAGCCTGGTTCGAAACCTTCAGGCCATACTCGACGAGCATCAGGCGCTTCTCAGCGTCACCCGTCTTCGCCAGTTCCATCTGCTGGATCGGACGCAGGATGGCGAGCGAAGCATACTCAGGATCAACCACGAAAGCGTCACGAGCGCGCTGGAAGCGGTTCGGAACGATGTTCACGGTGCCGAAGTCCGACACATAAACGTCAGCCGCGCCGATGATCTGAGCCTGCTGGCCAGCCGGAACGTCACGGAACTTCGTGGCGATGCCGGAGAATGCCGAAGCAGCCTGCTTGTTGAACGCGCCAACCATGAGCATCTTCGGAGTGCCGCCAGAAGTCCAGACTTCAGCGATAACGTCCTTCAGAAGAGCTTCCGTGAAGGCACGCTGAGTGCCGTCCGTGCGGGCAGCAGTCGGGGTCGAGCCAACAGTCGGGTCAGCACCACCCGTGCCGAACGAGGTGTTCGAGGTCAACCAAGCGGGCAGACCAGCCGTGCGACGAGCAGTCGTGGTGTTACCAGCAACAGCGGCTTGGTTAGCCAACAGCGAGCTTTCCATGTCACGCTTCAGAGCAGCGCCCATCTTAGCAAGCTGATAGGTCAGTTCCGAACGACGACCAGCCTTGTCAACGCTTTCGAGCGTGCCGGAGATGATGACATCCTTACGGCTGATCTGCGTGTAGTTACCAACACGAGCGGTCGGCGTAACAGCGGAGAACGACGAGATGTCGTCACCTTCCAGAGCGGCGTTCGACGAAGAAGCGGCGTCCAGAGCGTCCGTCTGCCATTCGAAGTAGGTGTTCTTCACATTCTCGCGAGACACGTTCGAGATGAACGGGGTTTCTTCCGGCGAGATGTTGTAAATGACGTTCGACAGGTCTTCACGGATACCAATCGCCGAATAGCGAGTGAAGGTATTAGTAACAATAGCCATAACTTTAAGTCCTTAAATGAGTTGTTCCAAAAGAGCAGCCGCATCTGTGATACGACCACTACGCACAAGGCGCTGAGAAGCTCTCTTTACCTCGGTTGAACGACCATTGACCTGTGAACCATTGCTACCGGGCTTAATGACCTTAGAAGCCTTCTTAGGGGCGTTCTTGGCCTGTTGCACCTTAGTGCGGCCCTTATCATACAGCATGGCTTTGCGGAGGAGTGCAACGTGACTTGCTTGGCGCAGACCTTCAACGTCTTGTTCGGTCAGCCCTTGGGCTAATGCCCACTCACGAAGTTCCTTTGCCTCTCGAACCATTGTCTCCTGATTGCTCCACTCTGGGATAACATCAGGTAACTTGGCACGTTCAGCTTCCACAAAAGCCTGAATGGCTCGTGCTTGGTCGGTAGCTTGCTCCTGTGCGAGACGCTGCTGTTCAGCCTGAATGGCCTGCAAGCGATACGTTTGCTCTTCACGGGATTTACGCCACTGCCGTTCTAACCGCGCCGCCTCAATGGGGTCTTCGTTATAAAGAGTGTCCCAATCAGGCTCTGCACTGGCTTGCTGCATCAGTTGCTGCTGGAGCAAAGGCAGAAGTTCAGCGTATTGAGCGCGTTCTTGACGAATGGTTTCTGCTTCCGACTGAAACGCCTTGCGTTCTTCAGCGAGAGCTTGCGCCTTTCGTGTGTAATCTGAAGTCCGAGAATAGCCATTCCGAAGCTCTGCTAGGGTGACTTCCACTTCTTCACCGTCAACTTTTACCTTGACTGTGACATCATCAGGAAGTTCCTGCGAGGATGCTTCTTCCTCACCATCTTCTTCGTCCAGTTCGGCTTCTTCGTCATACTCGCCTTCGCCATCTTCCTCTTCTGAGGTTTCAGGTTCGTCTTCGTATTCCGCTTCCGCCTCACCCGTTTCCGGGTCTAGCGCCTCAGCTTCGCCTTGGTTGTCCTCTTCAGGGCCGAGCAGTTTGCTGATGGCTAAGGTTGCTTCGTGGAGGCCGATCCCAGTATCGGGGTTGCCGACTTGTTCCGTCATATATCACCTTTTTTCATAAATGTTAATTCCTTGAGGCAAGCACTCCTGCTTCAAGGATTGCCTGTAGGCGTGCTTTCAAACGCTCTAGTCCTTTGAGCGTGTGAAACAGGTCTTGGCGCGCACGGTCATCGCCAACAGCAGATGTGCGCCACTCAAGATAAATATCAGCCTCAACCTCAGCAATTGCGTCCAGAAGCGTTTCATCTTCCAGAAGGCGCTTTGCGTGGTTAGCGCGTCCAATGATCTCTACTTTGTCCATTAGATTAGAGGCGTGTATTGCTGTTGCTGGGCTGGCGCAGAACCCATAGAGGCTCCCGTGCTAACCAAGCGGTTGTATTCTGGGCGGAAGAACGAAGCCTCTGGTCCGAAGCCGTAACGCTCGTAGTCCATGATGTTGGGATTAGCGCGGTAATCCATGCCAGCACCGAGGCCCATGCCGCCACCCAATGCGCCAAACGGGGACACATACGGCGTTGTCGTGGTTGTTCCTGCGCCGCCAGAGCCGCCAAGCAAGCTGCTCAAACCACCAAGGCCAAGCGTGCCGAGTGTTGCAAGCTGAGTTGCGCTCAAACCAGTGCCGAGAACCCCATCGTTCTTTGTCGTCGTAGTGCTAGATGGGCCAGTTGTCGTTGAACCGCCAAACACGGGCGGAATGACAGGAGGCGTAATTACGTTAGTGCCGGGAGGCGCTGTTACAGTAATATCTGGAGCCATTGTAATGTCAGCAGGCGGTGTCGTCGGAGTTGCTGGTGTTACCGCGCTGGGCAAAAGCGATCCGATAGAGCCGCCAATGTTCAGGTCTGGCTGCTGCTTTGCCGTTACGACGATCTCGTCAGGCGTGTAAGACGGTCCGCTCACCAAAGATGGAACAGAACCTAGCGCGCTACCAGCTACAGAACCGAATACGCTTGGCGCTGTATTGCGGATTGCGTTGACGATAATGTCATCTGCCAAGTTTGCCGCAGCACTACCGACACCCGCAGGAACAGCCGAGCTTGCGATCGAGCCAAAGTTCAGGCCCTCAAGCGCATTCGGGATAAGGTCAGCGTTAATGCCGCCAGTAGCACCCGTTGCGGACGTTGTAGGGCCACCAAACAACTGGCCGCCGAGATAAGAGCCACCACCAGCGATTGCCGCCCGAAGAAGGCTATCTTCCAAGCTGCGGCCCTGCGCTGCACTGGAAAGTCCAGAACCGGCAGCAGCACCAAGAGGGCCAGCAAGAACAGAGCCGATCACAGGGAGGGCGACATCAGCTACAATGCCAAGGCCGCTTACGTCTGGGCGATCCGTAGAAACGCTTTGGAAGCCCTGCATAGTGGGGCCTGCAACCTGAATATCCCAGTTGGCCTTCTTGCCAGCAGAGGATGAAAGAGCATTGGCCGCATCAATTGCACCTTGAGCGCCCTCATAACCAACACCAGAATAAACAACTTCACCCGTTGCGTTGTTGACTAAGCGGACAGGCGTATCTGGAGCTACAACAAGGTTATTGCCTGTGCCATAGCTTGCAGTGGTGCGGCCTTGGTTAGACAGCGGAGCCGTGAAGTATTGGTAATCAGCAGCGTTCTGAACGATGTCGCCATACACGCTCTGAAGATTAGGGATGTAATCCTCACGCGGCGTTAGCAGGCCACCAATGCTGCCCAGAGCCTCATAATCAGGCGGGAGAACTTCAGGAGGAAGCGGTGTTGCCATTACATCATTCCTTGTTCTTGGGCGGCGATCTGAGCCATTTGCTCTTCTGCTAACTGATCTACAAACTGCTGGTCTTGCGCTGCTTGAGCCTGTTGCTGTGCGGCAACCATAGCTTTCTGCACATTGCCTTGCTGACGGAGCAATTCGCGGTCACGCTGCATCAAGGCTTCGATGTTAGCCGTGTTTACAGCCGTTCCATACTTAGCCTCAATCTCAGCAGCCTTAATCATGACTTCAGCGTCAATCTTGTCGCGCTCCCGGTCATCCTTCAGCAGCATCTCTTCACGCTGCAACTCAAGCTCTGCGGCCTTCTTCTGGATATCAGCCTGAATGCTCTGCGCCTGAACCTGTGCCAAGATTTGCTCTGGGCTGGGCGGAGGCGGTGTCGGAGCGGGCGGCTGGAAGTTCTGCGGGTTCTCAAAGAACTGCGTAACATCCTTGAACCCTGCAACAGCCAGCATCTGCTCAAGCGTGTTGTAGTAGTTGTTCATCGACACCAACGGGTTGTTCATTGGCCCAAGTTGCTGCAACAGCATCTCTTGCTTCTGAGCGATGACGTTCAAGAAGGCCATCTTCTGTTGATCTGAGCCTGTTCCCAACGCAACATTCACCACAACGTCCATGTTTGCGTCCCAAACACGCGGGTCGATGGGGACAAACTGGTTACGCAGACGAACGATACGCGGCTTGTCTTGGTTCTTCACCAGCAGCTTCAGAGCCTTATCCATCATCGTCTTAAAGCCAGTCTCGGCAAAGATGCGGCAGATAAGCTCAATATGCTGCTGAGAGGCCGTTACAGCGGCGTTTACAGCCGTTGCAGTCCCAGAAGCCAGTGCAGATGGGTCAAGGCCAGCAGATGCCTTCGTGATGCCTGTGCGGCTCTCCTTAACCTCATCCATGTATTGCAGCATGGGGAAGGCGGCCTGAGAGACATTCGGCGTTACGAACGGCTGCACAGCACCTTGCGACTTCATGCGGATGATGCCGCCAACTTCCGTATTGAGAACGTCTTCGATAGACGCTTGACCTTCAACGACACCCATGCGCGGATAGATCGACTGAGCCAAGCTATCCAGCGTGTTACGCATGATTGACGACTTGATGCGCTGAATGTCCATCACAACGTCAGCAACGGACATACCGAAGAACGTGTGAGGCTCTGGATCAGGGCAGAAGTCGAAGAAGGGATGGTCGTCTACAGCTTCTTGGTGCAGCAACTTGTAAGCGTTACCACCTACGCAGACCTTGCGAAGTTCAGCAATCCCGTCTCCGTCCATGTCAACGTAGAGATAGCCCTCAATGTAGAGAACCTTCTTGGCTGATACGTCCGTGCGGCCAGCGCCAAGGATGGTTGCCTGCGGGTTGCGGTCAAACGTCTCTTGGTTGCCTTCGAAGTCGTCCTGAGTTTCGTAGCCAAGGTTCTCAACTTCGTCTTGCTCATAGCCCATAGCCACAAGCTCAGAGACAGTCATGTAGCGACGATGGCCGATAAACTCGAAGTCATTGATGGACTTGGCGCGGCGATCAATCAGAAGCTCTTCAGGAGGCAGCGCAGCTACGTTGAGGCGGCCTTCCTTCTCCTTACGGACGACTGTGGCGCTGTAGACTGGCATCTGAACGACTGTAGCGATGCCCTCAGGTGTCAGCATCTCAGTCTCAGTGTATTCTACTTCAACCTCACGAAGTTCAACTTCTGGGTCGGACATGAGAACCATGTAAGCGTTCTCGTCGATGCCCTCAATCTCGTAGGTCTTTACGTCTTCCTTCTCGTCCCACCAGATTTTACCAAAGCCATTCTTACGGATGAGAGCATCCTTGAACATGGCGTAAGCGTGGATGAAAAGGTTGTTGTCGCGTGTCAAACAGTAGTTGACGTAATCCGTGGCTTGCTCGGCAACCTGAATGTCTTCAGCGCGGTTCGGAGCGTATTCCACCACGTTAGACGAGCCAAAGAACACCCGCATGATGCTCGGCAGGATGGCTTGCACTGTATCGCGCACATCCATCGACACGACCTGAGATCGGCCTTCCTCTTCATTTCCGAAAGGCTCGCCCTTGTAATACTGGCCAGCTTCAGCGCGCTCGGGAGAGATAACGTCATCAATATAGGCTTGCGCGTCATCAATCTCGCCAGCGACGATGTTCTGAAGCTCTTCATCAGACATAGCCTCTTCTTCAGGCATATCGACTTCGACTTCCATGCCGTCCTCCATCTCCATAGAGACTTCGGGCATAGCGTCTTCCATTTCAGCCATCGTGGGCTTTGCGTTCTTCCGATATGCCATAGTTTCGCCTT